GCCGCGCTGGTGGCTGAGATCAAAAGGCTGATTGACGTTGTTGGAGGCATGGCCTTGGCACAGCCAAAGCAAGAGCAGGGTGAGCCTGTGGCGTGGATGAACAACAAAGATTTTGAACCAATACGAGTACGCATCATGCAAGAAGCATACGAACTTGCAGACCGTAATGATTCAGAAGGCTATAACGCAATCAAAGTAATGTGCGGCGATGTTCAAAGGATGTTGCCACCAAAGCGCACTTGGGTAGGGTTGACGGATGAGGAGATTAAGAAAACAGCCAAGAAGCATCGGTGGCATGAAAGTAATGTCGCACCTCATTTGATGCCCGTCTTTAGGTCACTTGAAGCCAAATTAAGGAGTAAGAACACATGAATAAAGGACTGTTTGATGATGTGCCACTGATGAACCGTGAACGAGATAAATCATGGGAGGCGTTCATAAAGCGCAAAGATGTAAAGGCCATGTTTTCAGAAGAAGGCTTTGGTTTCCCGCTTAACCGTGGTTACTATGACCTGTGGTGCATTTGCTGGGCAAAGGCATGGGACAAAGGATTCATGGCGGGGTTTGACAAGGGGGAGAAGAACACATGACCATCAACATTCAGTTTGGAGAAAAAACAGTGCGAGTCGCTGTTGAAATAAACGGTGCGATTGAGTCTGCCATGACTTACTTGCCCGAGCGTGAATGGGTCGGCCTGACGGATGAGGAGCGAATCGACATTGCATACGATGCAAAGCGCGATGAAGTTGTGGCGGTAAAACTGACCGAAGCCAAGTTGAAGGAAAAAAATGCAACTCAGTAGGCACCAGCTTATTCGTGATGCTTTGTTAGCCAGTGAGGACGGCTTAAAGGCAAAGGAGCTGGCGGCACAGTTAAACACCACATGCAGAACAATACGCAAAGCCGTTAAGAATGTGTGGGGCGTTTACATCGACCGCTGGGATACAGCCCCGCGCGGACAGTACTCGGCTGTTTATATGTGCATACCCATTCCTGAAAATGCCCCGCATCCGACCGCAAGATACACACCCACACAGAAAGGAATAGCATGACACCCGAAGACGAAGAGTTCAGCCGTATTGAGATGGAATCCAAGGTACGCAAGGAAGCCGTCAAGCAATCAATCAAGGGGCAACCATTTAACCCAGACTGGAATAACTTTCACGACGGCGTAGCTGTGGGCAGGGCAACGGCTTTCAAAGAGATAGCCGATAAGGTTAAGTCCATGCCGTTTAACGACGCCACGGTAGACAGCTTTTTAATCTGGCTGAAGGAGCAAGAATGACAACTGACGAGCTGCGCGCTTACTTTGAGGCCAAGGGCGTGAGCCAGCAGGAAGTCGGCAGGTTCATCGGTGTTGACCCGCGAACCATCAGGCGCTGGTTTTCTGGCAGGGATGAGCGGCCTCATTTGTTTGAACTAGCAGTACAAGCCGACATCTTTGACGTTGAACATCATCCCGAAGACAGAGTAAAGAACAGACTTATTTTGAGGAAAAGACAGTGAGAAAAATACAAATCATCAGCCCATCCTATGACGGCAAGGTAGTGTGCGACCAGACCCTAAACCTTGTAACCATATTTGCCAGAATGGCTAAAGAGCGACCAACCATTAACTTGGGACTTCAGTACTGGATGTACGAAGCAGTCATTCAAAAGGCTAGAAACAATCTGTTTTGTGATGCCTATGAAGGCGGAGCAGATGACATCATCTTCATGGACGTAGACCAATGCGTTGATCCTCAAGCCTTCTTTGACTTAATAGACCATCCCGTAGACGTAGTAGGTCTAACAGCCAGGATGAAGACAGACAACGAGAGATACAGCCATAGACCCGAAGACGACGATAAGCACGTATGGGATCCAACTCTTAAGCTGCTGCACGTTCGCTACCTACCTACGGGGTATCTCAGGCTCAACAGAAAAGCCATGAAGGCGATATACGACAGCGCCCCAGAGTACTGGGACAACGGCAAGAAAAGACGGCTTATTTGCAACGTAACCATTGAGGAAAGAGGTCTTATATCTGAAGACATTCACCTATGCACAAAGCTCAACGATCTGGGCTTTAAGTGTTATCTGGATGTGAAGTACACATGCGATCACTTTGGTACAAAACGTTTTCAGGGGGATTATCAAAACAAGTATGCCGTTAGTTTTTTAAACCAACTTAAAGGAAAGAAGCCATGAAACCCGAAGAACTTAAGCGATTCGAGATCAAAGAAAGTTACGTATCAGAAGGAATTAATCCAGACTTTATATGGTACGAAGCCTCCATGATTCGCACCGACATGCAGGCAAACATGGCTCGCTTTGAAAGAGTGGTCAGCGTGATGGAGCAAAGGCAGAAAGAGTATCTCAAGATGCTTCAAGACGTGATGAATCAAAACAGGGAGCTAAAAAAACCTAAAGAATGGAATGGACTATCAGATGAAGAAGTATGGAACGCATTTGGAGATGGCATAGATAAAGTTAAAGCCTACGCCATTTACTCAATCATCAACATTAAACTTAAAGAGCGCAATAAATGAGACAAGACCATGAAAGGGCGACATACGAAGAAATAGAACAAGACTACATACGATGGGCAGCATTTGCTCAAAAGAAAAGGTCTAGCGCTTATATGGCGCATCCAGACTGCCAAGACCCAGACCATCCGGGCTGTGAGAATTGTGAAGAGGAATAACCATGAAATTAGTATCACTGAACAAGATTAGGATTGACTGCGGCACGCAGATCAGAACAAAGATCGACCAAGACCTGGTTGATGATTATGCAGATAGCATGAGCCGTGGAGATGAGTTCCCGCTCATCGTACTTTTCCATGACGGCGTGCATTACTACTTAGCAGACGGCTTTCACCGCTACTTTGCAGTCAAAAAACTAGCCCGTCACGGCATAGAAGCTGAAGTCATTAACGGCACACTGACAGAAGCGATCCTCTATGCTCTGAAAGCCAACTCCAAACACGGCAAACCCAGAACTATTGAGGACAAGAGAAACGCAGTCAACATCTGTTTAAAACACGTAGAGTGGTCAACATTCTCAAGCGCAAAAATAGCAGAGCTGTGTGATGTATCTGTTCCATTCGTAGCCAAGATGCGCCGAGGAGAAGAGCCAAAGAAGATCAAGTACGTAGACAATGAAGGCGAAGTGCGTGAGAGAAACAACCCTGGCAAGAAGCTGGCAAAGAAAGAGCAGCCCAAAGAAGAGCCCAAGGAAGAAGTCAAGCCTGAGCTTTCATTCGATCTGGAGCAGGCTCACGAGGCTATAGACCAGTTATCCAAAGAGAACCAAAGGTTAGAAGACAAGCTCACGATCAAACTGGCAGCAGACCCGGAGTATGCAGAAAAGCAGATCAACGAACTGCGAGAGCAGGTCAGGGTGCTGGAGATTGAACTAGACGGCGTGAAGAAATCACGGGACAGCTATCAGACGCAAAACGCAGAGCTGATGAAGCAAGTCAAATATCTTGAGAAGAAAATCAAGAAACTACAAACAGTTTAATAAGCCAAGCCGGGGGCTTTCCCGGTAGTGGAGAAGTATATGGGACTCGAATTGAGAAGCTATCAGCAAGATGGCTTAGAGAAGCTGCGCGAGGGATTCGCAGCAGGGCACAGGGCGCAAATGCTCTACCTCGGCACAGGCGGCGGCAAGACAGAAATGGCAATTGCACTGCTTGAGGCTACCAAAAAGAAGTTAAACAGATCGGCAATGATTCTTGACAGGATCGTTCTATGTAACCAAACAAGCGAACGACTGGACAAGTACAACATAGACCACGGCGTGCTGATGGCGGGGCACTGGAGGAACCGACCAGCCGAACGAATACAGATATGTTCAGCTCAAACACTTGAGCGCAGGAAAGAACTACCTGATCTCAAGCTCTTGATCGTCGATGAGGCGCATCAGACAAGAGCCAAGACAGTCGAATTCATCAAGAACAATCCAGACGTTAAAGTTGTCGGCTTATCTGCTACGCCCTTCACCAAAGGTTTAGGGAAAATCTACGACAACGTTATCTCTACAGTCACAACCAAGCAACTGGTTGACGACAAGGTGCTGGTGCCTTTAAAGGTATACATCGCAAAAGAGATCGACATGGAAGGGGCTACCAAGGTCGCAGGCGAGTGGTCACAAGCGGACGCCACAGACAGGGGCATGAAAATCACAGGCGACATAGTTGCCGAGTGGATTAAGAAGACGCATGAGATATTTGGCAAGCCCAGAAAGACCATTGTTTTCTGCTCTGGCGTAGAGCACGGCATAGACCTACAAAAGAAGTTCGCAGCAGCCGGGTATAACTTTGTCTCTATCAGCTACAAAGACGATGGTGAATTCAAAGAAGATGTCATCAAAGACTTTGCCAAAGCCGATACAGATATTCATGGGCTCATTGCTACGGACATCTTAACCAAGGGGTTTGATTGTGTTCTGGAGGGATCTCGTGTCCTGACTGAAAGAGGACTTGTTGCCATTGACCAAATTTCGTTAAATGATAAGATATGGGATGGTGTGGAGTTTGTTTCCCATCATGGTGTTATTTACAAAGGAGTGAGAGATGTCATCACATACGCCGGACTTACAGCCACCCCAGATCACAAAGTCAAAACAGCACAAGGATGGATTGAATTTGGTGAATGTGCGAGACGTGGAATTCCAATCATTAAAACCGGAAATGGTGGGCAAGCGATTCAAGAACATGAAGGTCAGTTCTCCTTTGGTATATCTTGCCAACAGACAGACCAACAAAGAGCAACTGATGTGCGAGTGTCTGGATTGTGGCCGCTTGGAATTGGTGCTTATTTCCATGTTGTATGCGCCTCAATGGGCTGGTTGTTCGGATTGCGCTGCTCCACAGTGGCTTGTTCGTCGATGCAAGGCGCAGAAAGACAGATGCACGAATCCATTGCATCCGTCTTATCGGGATTATGGCGGACGAGGAATTCGCTTCATGTTCAGCAGTCCAAGACTGGCGGCGCAATGGATAAAGAAGAATATTGGAATACCAGAAAAAATATCAATCAACATACATCTGGACAGGATCAACAACAATGGTCATTACGAACCTGGAAATCTACGTTGGTCAACTCGGCAAGAGAACAACTCTCATACGCGTCGAAGCAAGTATGTAGAGCGATTTCATTTGTTTCGTCTAAATTATCCAGAGATCAAATACGCAGACAAGACCCTCAGAAATTTGATGGGCTACGGCCTCAGCGACCATCAGATCATCGAGAGATTCCATCTTCCATCAGACAAGCCAAAGGGCGTGTATGGGACATACTCAACTGCGGTCCCAGAAATTGCTTTACTTGCGAAGGCCTCCTGATTCATAACTGCTCTGACGTCATGATCGGTGTATCAGCCAGACCGTTTAGCAAATCACTATCAAGCCACATACAACAGCTTGGCCGTGTCATGCGTGGTCACCCAGGCAAAGAGTATGGCGTCTGGCTTGACCACAGCGGCAATTACATTCGTTTCAGACAAGACTGGGAAGATGTCTACTCCAACGGCGTACATGCGCTAGATGACGGAAGAGAAAAGGCAAAGAAAGAACCAACGAAAAAGGAGAAAGAGGCAAGCAAATGCCCAAGGTGCAGCGCATTGTGGACGGGCGGGGATACGTGCCATGCTTGCGGTTTTGTGCGGGAGAAGAAGAACAAAGTCATTGACGTATCTGGTGAATTGCATGAGCTGTCGGGAACGATGGGCGGCGTAAGCAAACAGGACTTTTGGTCAATGATGCAGTATTACAAGAAGTACAACGCATGGTCAGACGGCAGGATGGCGCACACCTACAGGGAGAAGTTTGGGGTATGGCCTAGAGGATTAGATGCCACAAAGCTCATGACTCCAAGCACAGAAGTATCCAGATTCGTAGACAACAAACTGAAACAGTACATTAAATCTATAAGGGGTAAAAGATGACTGATGAAGAAATCATTGAGATGGCTAGACAGGCTGGCGCTATGTTTGACCATATGACATGGGTTGAAAGAGATTTGTTGCCTGTGTTTGAACGCTTTGCCAAACTGGTAGCACAACATGAGCGTGAGGCGTGTGCTAAATTGTGTGAGTCTGAATCATCAAACGTGGCAGAGCACATGTTTGGCAAAGAATGTGCCGCAGCAATCCGAGCAAGGGGGCAGGCATGAGTTTCATCGACTTTGCACGAGCCCAAATGAACATCGCATACAAAAAGGGAATGGGGGCACGCAAATGACAGAACGCGAAATCCAAATGGACATCTTGCGAGTTTGCAAAGTGGCTGGACATGACGGCGACTTCAACGTTGTTGGCTTTATCGCACTTTGCGACAGATTGAAACAGCTTGGTGCTGAAGAAGAACGTAAAGCATGCAAGGCTAAAATTGTTGCATTTGCCAAACTGGTAGCAGCTAAAGAGCGTGAGGCGTGTGCAAAGTTGTTTGACAACAGAGACAACGGCATAGGTTTCTACGAACCCCATGAACCCGCTGAAATCATACGAGCAAGGGGACAAGCATGACACGAGAAGAAATCTTACAGATAGGACGAAAAGCTGGTGCGTTAATTGAAATTGCTCAGGAGAAAGACTTGCTGTGGCTGGAGCGTTATACAGAGCTGGCAATAGCGAAAGAGCGTGAAGAGTTTGCAGTCCATGCAGTAGACATTGCAAGGCGAGCAGTTGCAGAGGAACGTGAAGCCTGCGCTAAAGTGGCTGACAAAATTAGCGATAAATACGCTTGGGGTTATTCAGGCAACGAGGTGGATACTGCGGATGAAATCGCTAACGCAATTCGAGCAAGGGGTAAAGCATGAGGCGAGCCGCTAGGATTGACGAAAACCAAACCAAGATCGTGGAAGCGCTACGAAAAGCCGGTGCGTATGTCTGGATTATTGGCTTGCCAGTTGATCTGCTTGTTGGCTTTCGGAATCACACTTTCTTGGTTGAGGTTAAAAATGGCTCTAAAGCGCGTTTAACAGGGCTACAAGAGGACTTTTTTAAGAATTGGTCTGGGGGTACCTTGGCGAGAGTTAATGACGTTGACGCCGCTTTACGCATGATTGGGGTTATCAAATGAAAGTACAAATTGGTGATGCAACGCTTTACTTGGGTGATTGCATGGACATTCTGCAAACCTTAGGCAAGGTGGATGCGGTGATTACTGACCCGCCGTATGGAATAAATGAGAACAGCAAAAAAGTGGCAAGTCGCGTAAAGTTGGCAATTCCCAAAGATTACGGACATTTTGATTGGGATAAATCACCTCCCGCTGATGAATTGATTGAATTGATAAGAACAAAAGGACAATTTCAAGCGTTTTTTGGTGGCAATTATTTCAAGCTACCACCAACATCTTGTTGGCTTATTTGGGACAAATTAAACGGCGACAGCGATTTTGCTGATTGTGAACTTTGCTGGACAAATTGGCCCAAAGCCGTAAGACGTTTGCAATGGCGATGGAATGGAATGATTCGTCAAGGCAATGAAGAACGTCAACATCCAACGCAAAAACCTTTGGGTGTTATGAAATGGGTAATTGAACTATGTCCAAAAGCCGAAACAATTCTTGACCCTTTCATGGGCAGCGGAACAACAGGCGTAGCAGCAATTCAAATGGGGCGAAAGTTTATTGGAATTGAGCGCGAACCCAAATATTTCGACATTGCTTGCAAACGCATTGAGCAAGCATCCAAGCAAGTGGATATGTTCATTGAACCAACAAAACACATTCAGGAGCCAATGTTTTGATATTTCACTTGCAAACACCAGAACAAGCCAGTTGGTGTGCTGAAGCAATCCGAGCGAGGGGGAAATAATGGACTTCATCAGTTTTGCTAAAGCACACGGCATCATCATTGACCAGCCGCCACCATTAGGAACATGGAGGCGCTATCCCACTTCAGACCACCCTAAAAAGCGCAACGGCGCAGTCAAGTGGATGGGTAACATAGGCTTTGTTCAAAACCATGCTACAGACACAGAAGTTTCTATCTGGAAGTCAGAAGACGACACAGGCATAAACATCAAGTCACTAGCCAGGCAAGCCAAAATAGCACAGGACAAGACCAACGAAAACCACAAAGAAGCTGCCAACAAAGCGGCATGGATTCTCAACCAGTGCCAAGATGCCAAGCACGACTATCTCAAAGCCAAAGGTTTTGAGGATGAGTACGGCAAGGTATGGGTAAAAGACGGAGTACAGATTCTCGTGATACCCATGAGGATAGACGGATCCTTGGTCGGCTGCCAGATGATTACCCCAGACGGACAGAAGAAGTTTCTATTCGGTCAAGTAACTTCTAATGCTTCGTTCATATTCGATAATAAGGGTATGAATATATTGTGCGAGGGTTATGCTACAGCACTGAGTATTAGAAAATGCCTGAAGTCATTTAAAACCAGATACAAGATTTATGTTTGTTTCTCAGCCGGTAATATGCTGAAAATATCCAGAACATTATCTAGTGGTTTTGTGGTTGCCGATAATGACGTCAGTTTAACGGGCGAAAAAACAGCCAAGGATATAGGCTTTCCATATTGGATAAGCGATACCATTGGCTTTGACTTCAACGATCATCACAAAGAACACGGCACTTTTAAAGCCGGTCAGTCGTTACTAAAATCAATTACGGCTCATGCTTGATATTTTATTGCTCACTACTAAGTTCTCATATTTGTAGTGGGCGATACTATTTAAAGCAAACAAGACTTCTGTGCCTATTTGCAAGACTGCATCAGAGTCTCCGATGTAGTCTGTGCTGGCGGTCACTATTCCATCATTCTGCTCTACGATGTAGACAACGAATATGGACTTGTTTTTGACGGGCGGGACGAATTCGATCATGGCTTTCTTTCGTTACTATTCCGAGATTAACGTGATTTGCTCAATCCGTTTCGTGATGCTCATCTCAGGGGTTAGAGTGTAGGTGACTGGGCGGCTGGCGTCCAGTTCCCGCTTTGCGGACAGTAACCAGTGCGCCACTTCTACGGGTCGCAGCGCAAAGGTTTTTATGAAAGTGTCCAGTCTGATGATTTGGCTATGCATGAGTCGTCACTATTCCAAGATCAAGCAGGGCTCTCTCAAAAGCCATGCGCGTGTCTTCGATAAATTCTGCCACTTGTCCCATAGTGAAGTTCTCCACCACCTGCCAGGCGTCAAAATTTTCTATCGTCCATTCATTGGCAAAATGCTGCATTTCTGCAATTATTTCTTCGTATGTTTTGCCATCAGGGTAGCTAAAAAGCCATTGATCTAAGGCGAATCTTTCAGCGGGTTTCATGGTTTTCCTTTCGTTACTATTCCGAGATTACTTGCGAGCCTCGGCGCGTCCCTGCTCCACCAGGCGGCGAGCCTCGGCGCGGTCGTCTATGTCTTCGGCTTCAATCATTACTCGCAGGCTTTGGGCGGGTTTGCGCCCCCTTTCAAAGTCGTAACCTGCTTTGATGTACTCGTGTTCTGTGTGTTTCATAATGTAGGGCTCCAAAATTGACTGAAAATAAGGGTGTAATTGTCTGTTCATTGCTCTGCCCTTTCTATGGCTTTGCGGATGGGTTCTAGAACTTTTCTGACTGCTTCGGGTTTATGAATGATGATGGGACTAAAAAAACCCTTTACCCTTACTCTGTAAGAATTCGGGGCTGTGCGGATAATCTGATAGTCTGCGGGCTTGTTTCGGTAACTGCGAAGCAATCGGGCTGTGCGTTGGCGGTCGTCAACTGCAACCCTTGCGGGCTCGGCTTCAAAGTAAAAAAGGAAATTCGGCTTCATGCTGTGACCTCTTCGCGTTTGGTTAATTCGTTGATTCGGTTGCACAAGTCGCGCAGGTTAACGGGCGGCATTGTGTCGGTGTTGAATTTCATGGCGTCTCCATTAGTTGCTCAAAATACATTCACGCAGGGTTCGCATCTCATCAGGCCAAGATTGCCCGCAGATATAGTCTGCGCCGCTGTCGTCCAGCGTAATGCGGGAATAAATGCCATAACTGCGCCAAAACAAAAGTGGCAGTTTCAATTTCTGGGCAAGCCGTTCTTTTGTCTCGAATCGGCATCCCTTGCCAATCATTCGCAGGATGTCGGCTCTTTGTGCGTCAGTCAAATTAAAGCTGCCTTCTTTGAATTTAGCGTCATGGATTAAATGATCTAGGTTGGTGCTCATGGTTTCCTCGTTTGTAATCGGCGAAAATTCGCCCCAATGCCCTACACGTAAGGCATCAGGCCGGACTCTCAGCCACAGTATTTGTTCAAACGCGCCCCATTTGCGTTTTGAGCGTACCCCTCGCCCTCGTAGACAGAGACACACATGTAGCCTTTGTTGCCCCACACAGCGGCAGTGCTCCTAAGACCATCGACCGAGAGGAGGCTATACAGATGTTTGTAAATCTCGGCGACCGAGCCAAACTCTCCAATTTTGCGCCCAAGCGTTACGTTGCGCGGGTAAACATAACGCGCTCCATCTTGGGTACTATAACTGTCGTATGTTGGCTCTGTGCGCCATATTTGAGTCTCCACCGCTTCGTAGGCTGTAATTTTTGCCATGGTGCACCCCTTAAAAAGTCAAAATATCAAAGTAAGCGAGGGCGCAGACAGTCAGCGCAACGGAATAGATCAAGACGGCGATCATGTCCATGGCGGCGGCGCGGCGTTTTTCAAGTGCTTCCTGAGATGGTTTGTAGGTGTAACGGTGCATGGTTTAGGCTCCTTTTGGTGTCCACTTGCAGTTAAAAACGGAGGGGAAATAGTTTCCGGCGTCCGTGTAGATTTTTCCGGTGCTGGCTGCATGGTGCGGGGCTTGTCCGCCAGTCACGCGGGCATGGTCTCCCCTGAAGTCCTGCAGTATTTCACCGGCGGCCACTGGCTGGCCGTTGTGGGTGAGTGTGCAAAGCTGGTTTGCATAGTCGGTGCTTGTGATCATGGTTTAGGCTCCTTCAATCGTTATCATTTGTTACATCTTTAATCAGTAGATCCCAATCGCCATCTAATCTGTCAGTCATATTCTTTGCATTTCTGTATCCCGCGTCTTGAGCGCATAGATCTTTAGCATGTTGCTCATCGATAGCGTGATAAACGCCTATAGTGCAAAATTGCGAATAGATTAAAAATTTTCTCATGGTGCTTACTCCTAGTTTTCTGCTGTATTGCATTGATGGTTAGTATATGCAATATCTCAGAGGATGCAATATCAATATGAACAATTGTTTTTATGGGGAATCGGGAATCGATAGGGAAAGCCTATCGCCTGGGGGCTTTGCGTTCGGGTTATGTTCCGGTATGATGCGCCCATCTAATAGCGAAGCGGAACGGCACTATGGCTCGATCATCAGTAACTGCAGCATTACCCCAAATAGACATACTGGCAGGACTAGGCAAAGGACTGACTCACAAGCAAAGACGTTTTGCCGAGGAGGTGGCGGCAGGTGCAAAGGGTAGCGAAGCATACAGAGCGGCGTATAACACCAGAGCCAAACCCAAAACAGTAGCGAACAGCGCATACAACCTGAAAAACCGCGCCGACATACAAGCGACAATACAAGCCATTGAGCAGGCAAATCAAGCCATGAAATACCAAACCTCAGAAGGCCTACGCTCTCTGGCGATTACCTCACTGGTGCAAGTGCTCACCGATCCCGAGACAAGCGCTGCCGTAAAGGTTTCAGCGGCTCGTACTGTTGGCAATATGACTGACGTGAGTTTATTCACACACCGCACAGAATCTAAGGTCATCCACTCTAGCGAAGACATCAAGGCCAAGATACTGCGCGAGATAACCAGCTTGATGAACGGGCAAGCAGAGGATGTGGTCGAACGAGACGCGCTGTCACTACTGACCGAACTGACGGTTGGAGAAAATCCGGCAGACGGAGAACCCACCCATCCCGCACCCCCACTTGATGGAGAGCAGGAGTCACTTGTACCCCTGCATACTATTCCCCACCCTCAATCAGAAAATTCTTCCCAACCTCAATCAGAAAATTCTTCCCAAGAAGACCCCCCTATCAGCGATTTTGAGCAAGCGTAAAAAAATTTATAAAAAAATGGCAACGGAAATTGAGAAGTTTTTGAGAACTATGGCTTTAAAGGAGAAGGCCATAATGAATACTATTTTAGGGAGGCACCATAAACGTTTACGGTGCCACCCAACTAAAGTAGTAAATAGTGAGATGACGCATAAACGAAATGCTCTAACATATGAGCAGTGTGTAGAGGTTAGTATGACAAAAGCGCAGCAAGATGTGTTTTTTTATGTAGATGAGTTTTGGAAGAAGTATGGGTGTGGTCCTACGGTGAGGGAGATCACGGCGTTTAGGAAGAGTAAAAGCTTGGGGAGTACGCATGAGATCATTAACCGGCTGATCAAGTTGGGGATATTAAAAAAACAAAAGGGGATGGATAGGAGTGTGAGGCCGGTGTATATCAACTTCAGGACGATTGATGCGCACGAGGAGTTAAAGTGAAAAAGGAAGATATGTGGTTGGTGATATTGGGGGTAATATGGTTTGTGGTGTTGCCGATTGTGTTTGGACCTTGGAGGCATAGATGAGTCAAATTGAACAGTTGTTGTCTCAGCTGCCTGAGAGTGAGCAGGAAAAGTTTTTAAAGCAGATGACGGAGTACAAGGAGGCTAAGACACGGGAGAAGTGTCAGTCAAGTTTCTTGGACTATGTGAAGTTTATGTGGCCGGGGTTTGTGCATGGGCGGCATCATGCGGTGATGGCCAAGAAGTTTGAGGAGGTTGTAGATGGGAACTGTAAGCGTCTTATTATCAATATGGCTCCTCGTCATACTAAGTCTGAGTTTGCTAGTTATTTGTTGCCAAGTTGGTTCTTGGGTAAGTTCCCTGACAAGAAGGTTATCCAGTCTTCAAATACGGCAGACTTGGCTGTGGGCTTTGGTAGGAAGGTGCGGAACTTAGTAGATTCTGAGCAGTACGGGATGGTGTTTCCGGGTGTGAGTTTGGCGTCGGACAGTAAGGCTGCGGGCAAGTGGAATACGAATGCGCAGGGTGAATATATTGCCATTGGTGTAGGCGGAACGATGACGGGTAAGGGTGCGGATTTGATGATCATTGACGATCCTCATTCGGAGCAGGAGGCAAGGTTAGCGCAGAGTGACCCGACGGTATTTGACTCTGTGTTTGAGTGGTATACGTCTGGTCCTCGTCAGCGTTTACAGCCAGGTGGGCGAATGGTGATTGTGATGACCCGCTGGTCGGATAAGGACTTGACGGGAAAGATATTGAGGAACGCCCAAGGTGAGGGGTGGGAGGTTATTGAGTTACCGGCGATCATGCCCAGCGGGAATCCTTTATGGCCTGAGTTCTGGCCGCTTAAGGAATTGGAAGCGGTTAAGGAAGAGATTGGGATATATAAGTGGAACGCTCAGTACCAACAGCAACCAACGGGTGAAGAGGGAGCGATTATTAAGCGAGAGTCGTGGAAAAGGTGGAAGAATGATATACCGCCTCCTTGTGATTTTATTATCCAGAGTTGGGACACGGCTTTTACGAAAAGCGAGAGGGCTGACTACTCGGCATGTACGACTTGGGGCGTGTTCAGTTTGAATGAAGACCCGACAGATAAGCACATCATTTTGTTAGATGCGTATAGGGACAAGTTGGAATTTCCTGCTTTGAAGAAAGCGGCTTTAGAGGGTTATAAGGAGTGGCAGCCAGATGCGTTTATTGTTGAGGCGAAGGCTGCTGGAGCGCCGTTGATTTTTGAATTGAGGCAGATGGGAATTCCGGTTAGCGAATATACTCCCACGAGGGGGAATGACAAGTTTGTGCGCTTGAACAGTGTTGCCGATTTGTTTAATTCTGGTAAGGTGTGGGCACCTGATAAAAGGTGGGCGGATGATTTAATTGAAGAGATGGCGAGGTTCCCGAATGCGGAGCATGACGACTATGTTGATAGTTCAAGCCAGGCTTTGATTAGATTTAGGCAGGGTGGTTTTTTAAGGCTTCCAAGTGACGAGGAAGAAGAGCCTCAATATTGGAAACGGCGTAAAGCTTACTATTAAGGTCAAAATATGTCAGTAGACAAGGCGTTGTATTCTGGGGTTCCTCAGTTGAATACTGTGGAGCCGGACATTGAAATTGAAGTGGAAAATCCCGAGGCGATGCACATTGGCATTGGTGGTCTTGAGATTGATATGTTTCCTGAGAAAGAAAATGACTTCGATGCCAACTTAGCTGAGCAGATGACTGAGGGTGAGCTTCAGTCTTTGGCTGGTGAGTTGATGGAGTTGGTGGACGGGGATATACATTCACGCCGGGACTGGGCAGAGAACTATGTCAAGGGTCTTGAAGTTTTGGGGATGAAGTATGAAGAAAGAACGGAGCCTTGGAACGGTGCTTGTGGTGTTTTTAGCACGGTGCTTACAGAAGCTGCCATACGTTTCCAGTCGGAGACAATTACTGAAACGTTTCCTGCGGCGGGTCCGGTAAAAACGGAGATCATGGGAGCGGTGGACCGTTTGAAGATTCAAGCGGCTGCCCGAGTTCAGGAGAACATGAACTACACGCTGGTAGAGAAGATGCCAGAGTACCGCTCTGAACATGAGCGCATGTTATTAAACCTTGGTTTAATTGGATCGGCGTTTAAGAAAATTTACGTTGATTTGTCTTTGGGTAGACCAGTCTCTATGTATGTAGGGGCTGAAGACATCATCATGCCTTACGGGGCTAGCAACATTATGAGTTGCGAGCGCGTAACGCACTTGATGAGAAAGACAAAGAACGAAGTATTGAAGCTTCAGGTTGAAGGTTTTTACAGGGATGTTGATCTGGGTGAGCCCATTCAAATTCCTACTGACATTGAAAAAAAGAAAGCTGATGAATCAGGATACTCTATTACTGATGATGACAGGTATCAGATATGTGAAATTCACGCTGACCTTGTTATTGACTACGATGAAGACCCGGATGAAATCGCTCGGCCTTATGTAGTCACGATTGAGCGCGGCTCTAATAAAGTTTTAGCTATTCGTCGTAACTGGAAAGAGGACGACAAGAAGAAATTAAAGCGCCAGCACTTTGTACAGTACACATATATCCCCGGCTTTGGTGCTTACGGCTTTGGTCTGATTAACCTGATTGGCGGATATGCCCGTGCAGGTACGATGATCTTAAGACAGCTGGTGGACGCTGGTTCGCTGGCTAACTTACCCGGTGGATTGAAGGCTCGTGGATTGCGAGTTAAGGGAGATGACACTCCAATTGCTCCCGGCGAGTTCAGGGATGTGGACGTTCCAGGCGGATCCATCAAAGACAACATCATGACGCTCCCTTATAAGGAGCCAAGCCAAGTTTTGTCTACCTTGTTGGGTAGTATTACTGACGAAGCAAGGAAATTGGGCGCGATTGCTGACATGAACATCAGCGATATGTCTGCTAATGCTCCAGTTGGCACGACCTTGGCTCTCTTGGAACGTCAGTTAAAGACGATGAGCGCAGTTCAGGCTCGGGTTCACTACTCCATGAAGCAGGAATTCAAGCTTTTGAAGCCCCTGATTCGTGATTTTGCACCCAAGGATTATGAATATGATCCTGAAAATGCTGATAAAAGCGCAAAGCAAAGTGACTTTGACTTGGTTGAAGTCATTCCGGTCAGTGATCCGAACAGCTCAACGATGGCTCAGCGCATCATGCAGTACCAAGCTGCGATGCAGATGGCTCAGCAAGCGCCTCAGATCTACAATTTACCCCAATTACACCGGCAAATGCTGGATGTTTTGGGTATTAAAGACGCCGAGAAGCTCGTTCCTACAGACGACGACCAAAAGCCACGCGATCCTGTGTCCGAGAACATGGCATTCTTAAAAGGAAAGCCAACAAAGGCGTTTATTTACCAAGATCACGATGCGCACATTGCGGTTCATCAGGCAATGATGCAAGACCCGACCATTGCAGCCCAGATTGGGCAAAGTCCTATGGGCCAACAGATGGGCGCAGCCATTATGGCTCACATATCTGAGCACTTGGCGTTCCAATACCGGGCGAAAATTGAAAAACAGCTGGGCGTTACGCTACCAGCTCCAGATCAAGACCTGCCAGAGGACTTGGAAGTGCAGATTTCTCAGCTCACGGCTCAGGCTGCGCAGCAAGTCTTGCAGATGGGCAAGGCACAAGCGGCTCAGCAGCAAGCACAGCAGCAGGCTCAGGACCCATTGATCCAGATGCAACAACAGCAGCTGCAAATCCAAGCTCAAGAAGCTGCAACCAAAGCCAAAAAGGTGGACGGAGAGCTACAAATCAAACAAGCAGAACTGCAAATCAAGGCTCAACAAATGCAGCAAAAAGCCGGTCCAAATCCGCAGATTGCAGAGCAAGTTATGTTGGCAGAATCCCAGCAAAAACTGCAAACTATTGCGCAAAAACACCAGCAAGACTTGGCATTTAAACAGCAAGAGCAGAATATGAAGCTGGCTCAAGATGAGCGGTTATCTCATTTAAAAGCTTCTCAAGAAATGCACAAGATGATGCTGGCTGAAAAGGCGGCAGAAAATAAACCCAAAGAAGAAAAGAAGAAAGGTAAATAATGGAACAGAAAATCCTAGAGCATTTACTAAGTAAGCTAAAAAATATTGAAGATCAATATGCCATAGCCTTGGCGGGGAAGAGCGCCAGGGATTATGCGGAGTACTCCGAAATGTGTGGTGTCCTCAAAGGAATATCTCTCTGTAAAGGGGAGATTGACACCATGATGAAGCGTTTTAAAGAGGAAGAAGACGAGTAATCAAAGTGAGCCGGTATGGCGGGGGCGTACCGGTGAGCTATCTTCATAGCCCCCTGCGAGGAAAGTATGGAAAAATTTGATGTCCAAGCTGTGGATTTATCTGGCATTCTGAATCAGAATCCAGAAGAAAAAGCCAAGCAACTGCCTGAGCCTCAGACTTATCATTTACTGACGGTATTACCTGAAGTGGATGAAGAATATGAGAGCGGGTTGATTAAAGCCGGTTCAACGATGAATTACGAAGAGTTACTGACGCCAGTATTATTCGTGATCAAACTGGGACCAGACGCTTATAAAGACAAAGCACGATTCCCATCTGGGCCTTCATGCGCAGAAGGTGATTTTGTTATTGTCCGTCCTAATACAGGAACACGGATCAAAATACACGGCAAAGAATTCCGCATCATTAAAGATGATCAAGTGGAAGCCAAGGTACAAGACCCCCGTGGTATTCAACGAGCAGGGAATTAATCATGGTTACAGCATACAAATTTCCAGATGAAAACGAACCTGAAAAGGTTGAAGAAGAGCAGGCTGACATTGAGATTGTGGACGATACTCCTCCACAAGATCGTGGCCGTAAACCTGCTGATGAGCCGCCAAAAGAGTTCTCTGATGATGAGCTAGAGACTTACAACGATTCAGTAAAGAAGCGGATCAAGCACTTTACTAAGGGTTATCACGATGAACGCCGAGCCAAAGAAGCGGCTTTGCGTGAACGTGAAGAAGCTTTAAAGCTTGCCCAAAACGTCGTTGAAGAGAACAAAAAGCTCAAAGGTTCATTGAGTCAAGGACAGACAGCTTTATTAGAGCAGGCTAAAAAAGTCGTTGAGAATGAACTGCAGACGGCTAAATCCAAATACAAAGCGGCATACGAAATGGGCGATTCTGAGGCACTAGCCGAAGCCCAAAGTGAATTGACCGCAGTAACTATAAAGGCTGAGCGTTTACATAATTTTAAAGCTCCTCCTTTACAAGAAGAAAAATTTGAGGTACAAACTCAAACAACGCAACCACCGCAGCTAGACCGAAAGGCGGAGGCGTGGAAAAGCGAGAATCCTTGGTTCGGAAGTGATCGGCGTATGACTAGTTATGCGCTTGCTATTCACGAGGAACTGACGCAAGATGAGCGAATTAATCCATCTAGCCCAGAGTACTACCGAAGAATTGATTCCGAAATGCGTAATAGGTTCCCTGATCGTTTTGAAGGCAGCTCTGAGGAGGAAGCTTCTTCTCCACCTAAGAGATCAAATGTTGCACCGGCAAGTAGAAGTACAGCGACCAAGAAGATCGTACTTACTGCAAGTCAAGCAAACATTGCAAGGCGTCTTGGTGTCTCATTAGAGGACTATGCACGTCAAGTTGAAAAAACTCGTAAAGGAAACTAATCATGTCAGAACAGAATCGTAAACCTCGTGAAACTGAAACCCGTGCTGTTATGCAGCGACCAGATGCATGGCGTCCGCCAGAGCAACTGCCAATGCCGGATCCCCGTCCAGGATGGGAGCACCGCTATATCCGCATTAGCATGGTAGGGAATGCAGATCCGAAGAATATTTCTATGCGCTTGCGCGAAGGTTATGAGCCTTGCAAAGCCGAGGAATATCCAGAGTTGATGATGCATGAAGTGGATGATGGAAGATTTAAAGGTGGCATTGAAGTCGGCGGACTATTGTTATGCCGGATACCAGAGGAGTTTGTGAAGCAGGCGGCAGAATACTACGCCAAGCAAAACACAGCTCAGATGGAGTCGGTTGATAATAGTTTCATGCGCAATAGTGATCCTCGTATGCCTCTGTTTAAAGACAGGCGCTCTGAGGTTACATTCGGCAAATCTTAATTTTTAGGAGTCCTAAATGGCTTATCCAACTGTCTCGGCCCCTTACGGGTTCAAGCCGGTCAATCTGATCGGAGGTCAGGTATTTGCGGGTTCCACTCGTTATTTACCTATCCAGTACAACTACGGAAGTAACTTGTACTATGGCGACATCGTAGCTTTGTCTACTGGTTTTGTGGTTCAGTCTACCATCACCACTAGCAACGGTACTTTGGCAACCCCAACTCAAAACATTGTTGGCATCTTCTTGGGCTGCACTTTTACAGACCCAGTGACCAAACAAAAGCGTTTCAGCCAATACTGGCCTGCAAACACTTTGGCTGGCGATGCTCAAGCAATTGTTGCTGATGATCCTGATCAAGTGTTCAAAGTAGTGGCTTTAGCCTCTGCCGGTACTCTTGCTTCTGGCTCTATGGCTTTGGTTGGTCAAAACGTTGGTATCAACCGCTCTTGGGCAGCTGGTACTGGTAACGTCAACACTGGCGATTCGTTAATCGGCGCAACTAGCCCAACATCTTTGACGACGACTTCTGCCGTCCCATTGCGTGTTATCGGTTTGGTTCCTGATACCGTTGTGTCTTTGGGTACAACCACTTACACAAGCATCTCCTCTACCACTATCACTTGCGCTGCTATTCCTCAAGCATTGCCAGTTGGTACTGATATTGGCAGCATTGCTCCTAACGGTCAGTACATTGCTACTGGTTCCTTCATCGCTGCAGCAGCATCGGCTGGCTCTACTTCACTGACTGTGAACGTTGCACCTAGCCCAGCTATCACCGCATCGGCCACGATTGTTTTCAACCAATATCCTGAGATTTTGGTTAAGTTCAATCAGGGAACTCATGGCTATTACAACGGTATCACCGTCTAAGGAGTAATTTAAAATGGCTATTTCACGCGCACAACTGCTCAAAGAATTGCTGCCAGGTCTGAACGCTTTGTTCGGTTTGGAGTATGCACGCTACGGCGAAGAGCACAAAGAAATCTACGAAACCGAAACCTCGGAGCGTAGCTTTGAAGAAGAAACGAAACTGTCTGGTTTCTCTGCTGCACCTGTTAAGAACGAAGGCTCCGCCATCGCTTATGACAATGCACAAGAAGCATGGACAACTCGCTATAACCACGA